TAAGGCTCTGCCTACTCCTACTCGCGCTCGCGTTGTTCAGATTCCTGTATTTTGTTTTGATTCAGAGCGTGACCGCAATAGAAACATTATGGGCTTTCCTGGCTACGCGCTAGGTAGACTGCAAGCACTTGAGGCAATGGAAGCCCAAGGCGAAACAATCATCATCCAAGATTTTACTGCTGACGGAGAACCTACTGAAGCGGTAATTGAGCAGGTGGCTTTCACCCGCACATCTCCACCTAATGGAAACTACTCTGGTTATGGTGGAATTCTTCAAATCACTGCACGCACTGTCGTTTAAACATAAGGAATAGAAATATGACCCCTGCTGATTGGGCTGCTTTAGCCGTATCCGTAACCACTCTTATTGGCGCACTAGCCATGGGTGTTAAACATTTAACTAAACATTACCTGTCGGAACTCAAGCCTAATGGTGGGTCAAGCCTCAAAGATAGGGTCAATAACCTAGATGAAAAAGTTGACCTATTAACAGAACTCGTCAAAGAAGTATTAAGGAAGTGACCAATGACCAAACCTTTCGTTGCCAAATCTGCAACCCCTGCTGCGATTGCCATGCTCAGACAGGCGACTGCTCTTGCACCGTGGCGCAGAAAAGCAACAGACGGATTACTCCCTTCCATTGCTCATTTAAAACAAAGTCCTAACTCAGACCATAATACGGGTCTTGCTGTAGACTTAACGCATGACCCAAAGCACGGGATTGATTGCGCAGAAATCTTCCAAAAACTTAAAGAAGATGAGCGAGTTGAATATCTCATATTCAATAACAAGATATGGTCCCGCAAATACGCAAAGCAAGGTGACCGTAAATATACGGGTAGTAACCCGCACAAGTCACACATCCATGTTTCTATCAGACCAGAGTTTGCTAACGATACAAGCCCTTGGTTCTGGTGGAAGAATCAACCAAGCCTAACTAAGCAGATAGTGGCAGAAGCCATTGGTGGTATGCCAAAGAAAAAGGTGGCAAAAGGTACCAAAAGGTTACCTGTATGTACCTGCTGCGAAGTACATGGCAAGAAAGGCAAGTAATGGAAACACTAAAGCAAGTATCGCTGACTTGGTTCCGTGCTGCAGCATCGGCTGCTATTGCACTCTACCTCGCTGGTGAAACAGACATCAAAACACTAGGCATGGCTGCCCTCGCAGGCTTCCTTGGTCCAGTGCTAAAGTGGCTAGACCCATCGGCTACTGAATTCGGTAGAGCAAAATAACTTAATACCGTTTAAACAAAAGAACCCCCGCTTCCAGAGCAATCTGGTTGCGGGGGCTTTTTTGCATTTCCGATATGTAGTTTTCCCAACATTGCAGTGCTTCCCCAAACGCTGCAACGCTAAGAATATAGCACTATCCACCAGTACTGTAAAATCCACCAGTCTTAAAAATTGTCGGTGTCGCATTGTAAATTTGTGACATAGATTGACCGCAGCAAACAGGAACCCAGTCACTACCCATTGGTTTTTCTATCTCTTGCATGCCACCGCAGATACTGCATTTAAAGTCGTACTTCGCCATCCTCGTAATCCTTCGGTGTAGGTGCTGTTAATTCTGCGCCACATAATGCGCACTCTGCATCAGTAAACCACATGGCAATTTCGCCTTCATCAAATATGCAATTTACTTTTAAAAGAATTGAACCACAAGGGCAAGCATGAGTTGGAATACCACGATAGTTATGCTTAACTACATCCTGCTTTCGCTTACGCTTCAGCAGGCGCATCTATTTATTCCGTTCTGCACGAACAGGAGTGTACTGAAATTTTGCAATTTTTGTACTTACATGGGTGTAATTTAAATCTTCGGCGTGTCGTTGAATAGAGGAGCGAGGTGCGTGTACACTCCTCTATTGCAAAGGAGAAACATGACACTTGAAGAAAAGACTGGTAAGGGGTACATCTCCCACAGCGCCATGAGTTCTTGGCTTAACTGTGGTTGGGCGTTCTATCTTACTCGTGTACAGAAAGTGCCTGAGAACCCATCCTACTGGCTAGTAGGTGGCAAATCCCTGCATGAGTGTACTGAGTGGTATGACCAACTTAGTCCACAACTGCAGGAAGTAGGCGACCTTGACTTACGACAAATCTTCCTAGACAAGTGGGAAGATAACTACCGTCTTGCTGACAACGGCATGCCGTTCCGTGCTGGTGGCAGGGCTTCCAAGGCATATCCAAACAAAGAGGATGCGCAGTGGTGGTTGGACAATGGACCCAAGATGTTAGATTTTTGGATTCAGTTCCGCAAGGATAGTGGATACACACCGTACCTACTGCCTGGTGGCGAAGCAGCCATTGAAACTGAACTCAATGTAGAAATCGGTGGAGTTCTGATGAAAGGATTTCTTGACCGCCTTATGGTTTCACCAGCAGGTGAACTGGTAGTCATTGACATCAAGACATCAAGCAAGCCACCTGTTACCTACACACAGTTAGGCACATACGCGATTATGTGTGAGAAAGTTATGGGTGTGCGACCTGTTAAGGGTGCATACTGGATGGCTCGTACTGGTGAACTAACTGAGCCAGTAGATTTATCACACTATACAGAGAACCGACTAGCCTCACAGGTTAAAGGTTTCAAGACTGCGGTAGACAACAACATCTTTATCCCACAGCCAGGCTTTATGTGCGGTACATGTTCAGTCAATCACGCATGCTATGCAGTAAATGGTTCCGAATCACACAAATACCCAGAACTAGGAGAAAACGATGAGTGAAAACTCAGCAATCCAAATCAACTTTAAGACCAAGAAAGATGGCATGTTGATTAACCTACGCGCCAACGATGGTGCCGACCTTGACCTACTGCTTGATGCAGTTAGCCAACGCCTTGCTGCATTGGTTGACCTTGAAAAAACAGTAGAGGGTATGGCAATCATCAAAGATGCTTTTCCACAATCAACCGTTGTGGGAACAACTGCAACACCTATGCCAACTCAGAGCGCACCAGCATCAGCAATGCCTGACTGCACATGTGGTGGCGGAGCAATGCGCTTCGTACCAGCAGGTATCGCTAAATCAACTGGTCGCCCATACAAGGCGTTCTACGCATGTCCTAAGCCACAAGGTCAGGCATGCCAGTACAAGGTGCCTGCATAAACAATGCGCCTCCTATCCCGCGCAATCCGTACTGCATCAGCAGGGGGTGCAACACTGCCAACAGTGTGGCGCTCTCTGCTGGAGCAGCAGATAGCGTTTAGACGGGGCGAAGTAAGCATGATTGCTGGTCCTCCAGGGGCTGGTAAGTCAACACTTGCTCTGTCACTTGCAGTGCATGTGCAAGTACCAACGCTATACATCTCCGCAGATACACACTCACACACTATGAGTTTGCGTTTGCTTGCGATGTTAACTGGCAGAACCCAGGCAGAAGTAGAACCAATGATGGAAGCAGATAGAGAGTGGGCAGCACAAATGCTCAAGCCTGCTGACCACATCATGTGGGAATTTGATTCTGCACCTACGCTTAAAGATGTAGAGGATGCAGTCCTTGCAGCACGCGAGCGCTTAGGTAAAGATGTTGAATTGATTGTGCTTGATAACGCAGTAGATGTAACCATTGATGGTCAAGATGAGTGGGGCGGATTACGCACACTTATGCGTGAACTTAAATGGTGGGCTAGAGATACTGGCGCTGCTGTAGTCGTATGCCATCACACCAGCGAAGGTGTTAATGGTAATCCATGTCCACCGCGTTCATCGCTGCATGGCAAGGTTGCCCAAACTCCATCGTTAATTCTTACTGTTCATGGACAAATTGCATCAATGGGTGTATGTGCAGTTAAAAACCGATATGGACCTGCCGATGCAACTGGTGCTACACCAGTATGGCTTGCTTATGACCCTGCAAGTATGCAGATAAAGGACTTGGCTACACCATGAAAAGTATGTTTGCTTTATTTACAACAATCGCAGTACTTGGTGCCGTTGCAATCATCGTTGCCATGGCTGTTGTAGATATATTAATTGATTTAGATGATTTTACAGATGGAGATTTAGATGACTGAATCAGAGTGGGAATTAAAACTCGTTGAAAACATGGGCGAGATTGTTGGAACCTATGACAGCGAAGATGTAGTCGTACCTACCAAGGCACTGGTTACAGATATGAAAGCGCAGTTAATGTTTTTACCTAAGAATTTTACTTGGACCGTGGGATGGAGGACTTATGTTTGGCAAAAGAAAGAAACAGGTAGGTTTAAAGAACTTACTCAAGAAGAATACGACACACTTCTCAATGGAGGTACCCTCAATCACCCCGCAGATGATAGAGGAAGCGATACAGAACTCGGACCTACCGAAGGACTTGAAGGATAATCTTCTAAGTGAACTTCCTAACTTTGTGGAACTGGTTGATGAAGCGACAAGCAAAGTATTCAACCCATCATCTGCATGGTTTGAATCACTCCAGTTTGCTGACTATGTGGCGCAACTTGCTGGACATCTCCGAGAGGAGCATGGACCCGACTGTGCAAAAGAAATCGGAGAACGATTAGAGATTATGGCAGAGTCTTACAAAGACTTAGCCGAACATGCAATGACAATTATTGATAAGTCAGAGGCAAGGTTTAAACATGGCGCATAGTAATAAAGAAACTTTATCCATCGTGTGGTGCGATAACGGAAACACTGACGGTAAGTTTACGGAGGGTTTGGTTTACTCAATCATCCACGCACCAGCCGTTGGTGTACCAGTTAATAACGCCATCCGTGTACAAGGTAATCAGATTGCACGCCAACGCCAAGCAGCCATAGAGATGTGGCAGCAGGTCAATACAGACTGGGCGTTATGGGTTGATTCAGACATCGTACTTACTAAAGAGATGCTCAAGACTTTATGGGATACCGCCGACAAGATGGTACGACCTGTAGTTAGTGGTGTCTACTTCATCAGTAAGAACATGGAAGGTTCATTGATGCAGCCTATGCCATGTATCTTCAATGAAACTGGTAATGAGTATGAGGTTAAGTATCTACATCCTTTACCTAAGAACCAAATAGTAAAGGTTGATAACGCAGGTATGGGTCTGGTGATGATGCACAAAAGTGTACTGGCTCGTTTAAACGAACACTTCCCTGATGACTTTTGGTTTGGCGAAAACAACGAACGCGGTGAGAAGTTTATTGGTGAGGACATTGCTTTCTTCCGTAAGGTTAAAGCAGCAGGCATCCCTGTCCATGCTCACACTGGTGTACTTGCCAAGCACATGAAGCGATTTGCATTTGATGATGCTTATTACAATTTATTTTGGGCAGCAGTTGAAGCATCCGAAAGGAGAGAGCGTGAGCAACAGTCAGCAAAAGAGTAACAAGCGTAGAGGCGCAGCGTGGGAGATTGACTTAACCGATTGGTTTATGGAGCAGGGTTTAAACGCACAGCGTTTACCACGCGCTGGTCGTAACGATGTTGGCGATGTGTATGTTCCAGGAATCAATGGTGCCTATGTAGTAGAAGCCAAGGCTCCACGCAGAGATGGTCGCATTGATTTATCAGGATGGATACGAGAAGCAGAAGTAGAAGCAGAGAACTACCGAGTTGCTAAACGACTAGCCGTTGCACCTACGCCATTGGTAATTATCAAGGCAAGCAACAAGGGAGTGGGTGAAGCGTATGTCGTTCAGAAACTCAGTGATGTCCTCCCCAACCTCTAAGCATGACATCGTAAAAGTACTTGAACATTATGGATTTACTATCTCTACTAACCGTGGGGGTTGGCAGTCAGTACGCTGCGCTTTCCACAATGACCATGTAAAGTCGGCTCGTTTAAACATAGACAACGGTGGCTTTAGATGTTTTGCTTGCGACATGGCAGGCGATGTGTATTCACTAATTATGAAACGAGAAGGAGTTACCTATGGCGAGGCTCTCAAAGTCGCAGAGAGAATTACTGGCGAAAGCAACGGAGAACTACGAAGGAAACCTAAGCGAAGCGCTCCCGTATCTGACGGCTCGCGGTATAACAGAGGCGACAGCGCGTATGTTCCGCCTCGGCTTCGTGGCAAATCCTGAAGCAGGGCATGAACCTTACCTCGGTAAGTTGGCTATCCCATATCTAACCCCATCAGGTGTAATTGATATTCGTTTCCGTAGTTTAAACAATGACAGTGGACCGAAGTATTTATCAAGACCTGGTGCTACTACACACATCTTTAATGTTCAAGCACTCAATCAAGATGCAGATATGTTGGTCATCTGTGAGGGTGAACTAGACACAATCATTGCTACCCAAGTTGGGTTCGCTGCGGTTGGTTTGCCTGGTGCTAATAACTGGAAACCATTTTACTCTCGTGTCCTTGCTGATTGGGAAAAGATTATGTTGTTTTGTGATGGTGATAATGCTGGCAAGGAGATGGCTAAGACAATCTCTCGTGAACTAGACAATGTGTTCCCAGTATTCATGCCTGATAACTGCGATGTTAATGATGTGTTCCTTGCTGAAGGTGCTGAAGGATTACGAAAGCGCGTTGGTGTTTAAACATGACCCACGAAGAATTATTAGCAAAGATAAATGCTGCTGGAGCATATGCTCTGCAAGCAGAATCTTACGGATGGATTGCCCTTCATGCAGTAGTGGAATTGCATAGTCCTTGGACTATCAATAGGACTTATTCTGATACTGGTGAAAAAGAAACTTATTTAGTTTGTAGCACTTGTTTTGGCACAGATATGAAACCACCTAGTTATCCCTGCCCAACTATTCAGGCTATTGAGAAAGAAATTGTTTAAACAAATGGACTATACTAGCCAGACCTTTATAGATATGTTGATGAAAGATTTAATCCAAGGCATGAGAGTAATGCACGCGGTACGCCTAGCCCTATGCCCAGTGTGCAATGTGTATGGCAACCCAGAAGAACACCTTTGTTCTACACCAACGATTAAGGAATTAGTGTGATTGTTAGATTAGACCAAAACGAAGTACGAGTATGTACTCTACTTGCAGTTGAGCGATGGCTTACTAAGTTTGATTCAGAGGATAGACCTAACTACGCAGCAGGTAAGCGTGCAGGTAGGTTAGAGCCTGAGATTAACGCCAATATCAGAGCCAACATTGCAGAGTGGGCAGTTGCTAGAGAGTACAACATGCAGTGGTCAGTGCCATGGTATCCGAACGAACTTCATGGCAAGCGCAAGAACATACCTGATGTGGGTGATGTGGAAGTGCGCACTATTCGTACCCAGAACGCCATCCCTTTCTGGAAAAAAGATGCAGGCAGAATTATATTTGGGGTAAAAGTTTTAGATGAAGAATACTTTTCAATGGTAGAAATCTTTGGTTCATTTAGGGCTGATGACTTTATGACTGATGAGTATGCCGACCCATCTATCGGTGGATGGCGTGTACCAGTATCGCTATTAACCACGGATGTTTAAACATGGTAGAACTTCAGTGTCCCAGATGCGAAGTGATGTTTGAACGCCGTGGGTTTAAACGCGGTAAAGCACCATTATGTAATAGTTGCAGAGAACAAGATGACAGAGAACGAATAGAGAACTTAGGAAAACTAAAGCGTGGATAGCCAAGATAAAGTTTGGGAAACAATCTACGGGATTGCCCGTCAAGTTGCATCTCGTGCCAATCGTATACACAGGGGCATCGTAACCACTGATGATGTATACCAGCACCTATCTTTGTGGGCGCTGGAACACTGGCACAAGATAGAGCAGTGGACTGATGAGGAAAGTTTAAAGTTTAAACTACGCAAAACTTTCTACAATGAAGCGCAGAAGTATGTGGCTAAAGAGCGCTCGCATCTATCTCGTACACCTATCAATGATAGTTTCTATTACACGCATGAGGTATTGCATGAACTATTGCGTGATGTGTGGACACACCAAGGTTGGGTAGATACACCCGACATGAGCAATGAATATGTAAGTCGCAGTTCTAAACCATCCGAGGGTGGTAACCGCATGGCATTGCTATCAGATATTTCTGCAGGCTTAGAGCGTTTAAACAAAACAGACCAGGACCTTCTTCGTATGCGTTATGCAGATGGTGGCATGGAGTTTGGTGCGCTCGCAGAAACTTACGGCACCACTGAGGAAGCCATGCGTAAGCGTGTGAAGCGTGCGTTAACCAAGTTGCAAGACCGACTAGGTGGCGAAGCACCAGTGTGGCGTGGGCGGAGGCGCGTTCGTAGTAATGCAGAAGCAAGAGCAGAGATAAGAAATCAGGAGGAGCAAGAGTGATGTTTCGTAAGAAGTTTAAACACTTGCATGACCGCATAAGTGGAATTCAAATGATGTTCCGTGAATTAGATATGTCGCTCAATAGAATAGTAGGCGACCACTATAAGATGATGCAAAAGTATGATGCTTTAACAATTATCAAAATGGACATGGCAAAGATGGATGCGCTGACTGCCATGGTAAGTGAACTTGCTCGGCGCTTAGACTTGGCGGGGGTCGCAGACCTGCCATCTACCTGTATATGCGAAGCATGTGGGTGTAAGAAATGATTATCGGATTAAGTGGATATGCACGCAGTGGTAAAGACAGCGTGGCTGAGTTGCTCGTATTGAACTATGGGTTTAAACGCGTAGCATTTGCTGATGGTATTCGCAAGGCGTTGTTGGAGTTGAACCCAATAGTTGCTGATGGCTTGCGTTTAAACGAACTGGTAGCCGAAGGCGGATGGGAAGTTGCTAAATCAAAAGATGAAGTGCGCCGTCTATTGCAGGTACTAGGTACAGATGTTGGTCGTAAGTTAATTCATCAAGACATTTGGGTGTGGCATTTGTTTAATCAGATGAACACTGGTGAGCGCTTCGTTATACCTGATGTTCGCTTCCCGAACGAAGCAAAGATGATTGAAGAACAGGGCGGTGAAGTGTGGCGTATAAACAGAGCCAACCACGGTGCAGTGAACGGTCATATTTCTGAGCATGCTATGGATAACCACATGTTTAAACGCGTGGTGTATAACAATGGAACTCTGGATGATTTGGCTGATGAAGTATTTATGTTAATGCGTAACGCATTTAAACTTTAAAAGAGAGAAGCACCCGCATTTATGGACTGGAGTTCATACCTGACGAAAGGCGCGGGTGCTTCTTGTTCTTAGTGTATCACCCGCGCTGGTAATGTGGCAAACGCGGGTCGTTGAAAGCCCATCGGCGCTGTCTGCGGATAAACTTTCTGCGGTGTGGTGTGGTGCCACCCCATATTCCGTAACGCTCATGCACTAGCGCCCACTCTAAGCATGCTTCCTTGACTGGGCAGGCACCGCATAGGCGCTCGGTTATATAGCGTTCCTCTAGTGGTTCAAACTTCTCCTGCACTGGATAGAAAACTTCCGTATCTATTCCTCTGCATTGTGCATAGTCAAACAACTTGGGATTAAACTTAAAGGCGTACATGACTGAGCCATCTGCCATGACCTTGCTGTTTAATATCTTATGAAATTTTGGTGGTGTTGGCGTAGCCTGTGGCATTTAAGTACTCCATTACAGATGCGACCAGCATCTCAACGCGCACTGGTCTTGTGATTATTGGGTCGGTAGGTATCTCCGCGTTAAAGGTTAACCCACTGATGATTAGATGATTGCGTAAACCATCCAATAATTCTGCGTATTCGTTCATTAGTACCATCCCCTAGATAGATTGCTGCCTAACGCCTTGCAGATGTTGCCACCATATTTGCGTTGGATATATGCCAGCCCTGCTTCTACTTGTACGAAGCCATCATCGGTTCGTTTAAACCCGACTTGCTTCCATGTGTATGGCATAAACTGAGCGATACCATAGGCACCCGACTTACGATTAAGTGAGCGTGGGTTCCAGTTACTCTCGCGCATCCATAGTGTGTACAGACATGTCCATTGTTCTAACTTATCCATCTGTATCAATAGGTCTACTGCGTAGCGTTGGTATTCGTTCTCGTAAAAGGTAACTACCGCACCGCTAACCCCATTGCTATCGGTTAATGGTGCGATAGGTACATGCGACTTATCAAAAAATCTGTCGTCAATCGCCACGCTTGCAGTGACGATAAGGAAGATGGCGACTAATCGTTTAAACATTATGCTTCCTTCTCCTGTTTAGCACTGATGTTTTTAATCAGTGTGGTAATAAATTCAGGCAAGTCTGTGTCGTATCCCTCGCCATCATTGCCACCGACTAGCACAGCATTGCCTACTAGGTGTGGTGTATTTCCAAAGAGGAAAGATAAAGCACTCGCCATTGGGTTTAATGGTAGGTTTTTTAATAACCCCTCATCATCCACATAAGCACATGCAATTTCATCCCCGTTGTAATCGTATAAACGCACCGCAGTAATCCAGCCCGCGATTGCAGCCTGATAATCCTCCAGTTGTTTAAACACTTTCTCCTCGTGCGTTCCGTCAGGATGGATGACTACTCCATTGACTGGCTTTCGTTCTGTCATTGGTTCCTCGCTCTCTTGTATCATGCGTTTGATGTCGTTGATGGTTGGTTCCATGTTTAGTTACCTACCAGTTCTCTATAGTGAATTTCATCTGTGACTTCACAGAATATGGAGCCATCAGAGGTAAGCCACTCATCTCCATCGGTTAATTGTTTTAGTTCTTGTTTACAATTAACACATTGGAATTTAATTGCTGTCGCCATTAGTTGTTTAAACCCTCCATCATGTCATTGAGTTCTGAATAAGATAGTTTGCTGCTTATCCATTTGCAACCATCCAGTGTTGCTTGGTTCTCTAGTCCAGCGATGCGCACCCAATCACGATAAGGCTTGGCACCTCGGTAATCTTTCATGAATAGCGTGGCGCTGAGGTAAAGTGGGTAATCGTTGTTTATCCACAGCGCACAGTTCCATGTTTCGTAGTTCTTCCATCCTTGGTATGTCATTAGAACGGTCTTTCTACCATGTTCTCCATGCGCTTCATTAGTTCCATGTTGCGCTTACGAAGATACATATTTTGTTTGTTTAAACTATTGTTAATCTTGATTGCAAAGCCGATTACTGCCATCGCACTGCCCAAAGCCAGCATGATTGCAACCATGTCCCATGTTCCTAGATACATTTAGTTATTTCCTTTCGTCTTGTTATGGTTTTCAATTAAGGTTTGATATTTATACTTAATTAGTTCTCTTTCCTTGGGTGCATAAGGTATGCCTGCATCCTCGCAAAGTTTCTTATAGATTGCATCAAAGTCGTCACGATAGACTTCTCTGAGTATATGTTCCGCCTGATTAAACAGGCGTGCGCGTTGTTTGTTCATCTCTTGTTTAGTTAGTTCGTTGTTCATGGGATAAGTTTCCCATCATTAGTAAATAAAAGTCAAGCATATTTGCCAGAGAAAAAAAAGATTTTGTACGAGATGTTTAAACACTGCGTTATACTTTTATCAAATCACTTTGATAAAAGTTATTCTATCAAGCATGTCAAATTTTGTACAGAATTACATTGATGTTTGTACAAATTATTTATCATGTTTAAACACAACATTACCTTCGCCGCCTGACATGCGCGGTTTGTTTAAACACGAGCGAATTGCGTAGGCAATAAAAAAACCCCGCCTGGCGGCGGGGTTTTCTTGTTTAAACTATTAGAAGGCGAACTCGTCTTTGTCCTCCCACCATAGGTCGTACTTATCTGCTCTGCGTTGGCGATAACTTCCCATGTAATCAAGGTCAGTTGAATAACTTGGTCGGTAATAACTTGCTTGGCGCTTGGCAGGCTTGAAAGTTTGGTACTCGGTGATTGCGCCATCGCGCACCTTAAAGTACTCACCCTCTGCTGCTTCGTGTGTCCAGTCAAGTTCGCAGTCGGTCATGATTGCAGCGTTCTCCACTGTTTCGCGTGTTGAACCGTAGAATAATGAACCAGTATTTGATTGCCCTATCCATAGAGGCGAGGAGTTAACGCGAGCAAGGTGCAAGGTGCGTGGGTCATGTTGCTTTATCCACGCCAGTGCTGCGGTGCCATAGATTTCTGAGAGAATTTCCCATGGCTTGCCTGCTGCGAAAGCAACCAGTGCAGCAACCGCTTCACTGTCCACTTGTGCAACACGAGGTACGCCCAGTTGTTTAAACAGTTCGTCATCGTTGCTGATGTGTCCGTTGTGGGTCAGTACGATTTTACCGCGTGGAATTGGGTGGTTGTTGCTGTTATTACTTGGTGAGCCTTGCGTTGCCCATCGTGTATGCAAGATTGCAGTTGGTGCGCCAGCGCATAGGCGGTCGCCTGCCTTTGGCACGAACTTGGTGGCACTGGTTGGTGCCTTGCTAATTACACGCCGACCAGTGTGTGGGTTTATCCACGCAGCGCCAGTTGCATGTTGCCCACGATGTTCAATATCGTAAAGCATTTGACCAGCGAGGTCAGAGGTTGAGATGTTTGCATAGTGTTTAGGGTTTAAACAGTAGCCTGCTATTCCGCACATTTATATATTTCTCCAGTCTGTTTGTTTGTTGGTAATTGGTTAAGTGTATCACATTGATTTTAGTATTTGCAACCATTGCAGTCGGAGCGTAAACAGTCGCCACATAGTACGATGTTTAAACTATTGCAGTCATCGCTCCATCTACAGGTTGGTTGGTGTGCTGCGTAGAAATTTTCTCCGCAGTTTAAACAGTTATCATTGGCATCGTATCGCTTGCCGTAGGTTATCCACGCAGCGACTTCAGATTTACTCATGCTCATGTTTAAACATCTCCTCTACTGTTGCGTGCTTTGTTCCATAGATAGATTACGATGGCAGCCAACAGAATTACGCGCCCATCTATCCCTTGCATCCATATTGGAAACGGGTTTTCGTACATGATTACGCCTCCGCATCTTCCGCTAGTGCATCTTCAAGGATGCCGATAACTTGGTCTATTTTCTTAGCGTTTAAACTCTTGCCATCGCCGAGAATTTGCAACGCTTCAATTACATAACTTGATTGAGGTAGCATCATTTTCCTTTCGTCAGTTTAAACAGATACCGCCTTGGTATCTGCTCGTGCCTGCCATGGGTTACGCTCCCATGCTTAGCCCACTAGGGGCAGGCGGTCTTGCCTTATCCGTTTAAACGGATGGCACGACCCTTTAACCAGTCGCCAGTTGAGGCGTTTAAACTTCCGCCATTAACTAGCGCATCAATTAGCATCCCACAGCGCTCCACGCTTGGAACCGCAGGCGCTGCCCATGGGGTTAGTTGCTCCATCGCTGTGAAGTCAACGCCTTTAACGCTCGCATCAATTAAGCCTGCGATAAATTGGCTCCATGCGATTGCCTTAACGCCATTTAAAGTGCCTTGGTGTAGGCGTACCTCAACGGTGCCATGTCTGCGCATGCTTTCAAGATTTAGCGATACATAGCGGTTTCCATTAAACGCGCCATCGTTACCGTTTAAACTGTAGGAGGCTTGGCGCTCCGCATCGGCGCGGTTGAGGATATTGCAATAACGGTTATTTAAACGAGATGGAGCCACGAGCGCAGCGATTGCGCTGTGCATCGCGTAATAGTTGAGAGTAAAGCGAGCGATATTTTCGCCTGCGTATCCCAACGCGTTTAAACCAATATGGACATGAAAGCCAGTGGCGCGGTCAACGCGAGCGCCTGCCTCTTTCAATACCTTGGTGACCTTGTGCGCCTCGTTTAGACGGGCAGGGTTGAGAATTGGGGAAACGACCTCGGCTCCATTGGAAACGCTGCCATCGTAGACCGCTTTCCATTGGTCGGCGGTTTCGTGTTGAGCGCGTGGAGTATTGCATGCGATGCCTGCGAGGTTTAAACGCTCCGCAGCGCGAGATGGTGAGATGCCTTGGACTTCAAATTCCATGCCGAAAGTGGTGGTCATGATTAGTTAGCCTCTCTCATTGGTTGGTTGCATGCTGGGCAGATTGGTGAGCCGTAGGTGATAAGGGTTGAGCGAGAGATGCGAGCGATGTATTGGTCGGTTTCGCAGAGAACTTTACGCAAACGGGTGGTTTGCTTGATTGCATCCGCAGATGCTGCCTGTCGTGCCATTGTGTTGCCTTTCGTCTAAGTGCCATCGGTTGATGGTGGCAGAAGTTTAAACGAATTGGTAAATAATTACAAGCATCCCTAAAAGCATTGATTTTAACTGGTTTTTGAGGGGTTTAAACGATTACGAAATAACTGGATGCGCTGCCGATGCGATGCGGTTAAACGCTGCGATTGCTAAGTTACTTGCGAGTAACCATGAGATAACCATTGATTTATACTGGTTTTTAAACATTGGTAAATTGGCAGATGCTCGCTCGTTACCTTTTTTAACTGACTTTAGCCTTGTTACCAGTGAGTAACTTATGGAGCCTTTAGTTTAAACGCAGCAAGGTCGGGCGCGGGCTAACTGGGTCGGCGCGATTAGATATGAGAGTAAGCGCCAGCATCCGCGCCAGTGCTTGCATCGTGGTGAGTGAGTGCATGCAAGTACAGCGCAGCACGAGTTTAAACACTACGAAACAAAGCAGTGCGATGAAAAATCGCACCCCAGGGTTTTTAAAATCGCGGAGCGTGCGTGTGTATATCTCTATATACATAACTTTGCTAGTCCTCGCCCCCCATAAATGTGGCTCTGACCTGCACTTTTGTATTTTTAACAGGGTATTTTAATACCCTAGTAAGAAAAGTGACTAACATCACAAGCCCAAAAGTGTCCGATGAGGACCTTTTGGACACCTATAGTATTAGTGAGGAGGCGAAATATTCGGAGCCTCCGAACACTCACTGCAACCCTATGGGTTGCCCCTAGTAGAAGCCCTAACCTTCGGCTTCGTTTAGACTACGCCTCGGTTAGGAGTTTAGCCCCAAGACTTCCCTTACCTCGTCTTGGGAGAACTTATGGAAAGAAAAAGAACAACTGCTGCTTCGCATCAAAGTGATGCCATCAAAAAGCAAGTAATAGATTTTTTAATGCAGGGCTACTCTGTCCAACGAGCAATGGATGCCGTAGGCAGGTCGGTTAAGACCTATGAGTACTACCGAAAGGTAGACCCTCAGTTTGCCACTGCTGTGGACAAGGTGCGGTCTATGACCGCCCGTGGCGAGATTGGTTCGGCTAGAGGGGAAGTACCACCCTTCCCCGAATTCTCGGAGAAATACTTAGGAACCCAGGTATTTGAACACCAACGCCATTGGATTGATTTATTAGAGGGTAGAGAACCCCAAGATGTCCACCCTGCTATAACCTACGAAAAGGGTGCGCCTGATTTACTTATCGTAAATACGCCACCTGAACACGCAAAGTCTACGACCATCACGGTCAACTATGCGGTATATCGGATTTGCCAGAACCCTAATATCAGAATAATGGTTGTGTCTAAGACACAGGCTATGGCACAGAAGTTCCTGCTCTCCATCAAGAACAGACTAACGCATCCTAAGTATCAGGACTTACAACTCACCTTTGGTCCGCCAGGTGGCTTTGAAAAGAATTCTGATTCATGGAAGCAGGACCTAATTTACCTCTCCTCAGAGGCTCGTGATTCAGGTGAAAAAGACCCAACCGTTCAGGCTATCGGTGTTCGTGGTCATATCTACGGAGCGCGTGCTGACTTAATCATCATGGATGACTGCGTGGATAACACCAACGCCCATGAATACGAAAAGCAGATTGACTGGATTCAGTCTGAAGTTATGTCCCGTATTGATGAGGATGGGGGCAAACTACTACTCATCGGAACCCGTCTGCGCCCAAAAGACTTATATTCGGAATTGCGCGACCCTATGCGTTATCCCGATGAAACTTCCCCTTGGACTTACTTCGCACAACCTGCTGTACTGGAATTTGACGAGGACCCAGAGAATTGGGTAACCCTATGGGCAAAGACTAATATGCCACCTGTATCAGGTAGAGGCATCCCAGACAAAAACGGTCTATACCGCAAGTGGGATGGACACGCACTTCTAAAAAAGCGTAGCCGTCTATCTCCAAATCTTTGGGCAATGGTCTACCAGCAACAACAAGTGCATGAAGATTCAGCATTTCCATCCGATGCCATCAAAGGCGTTATCAATGGCGCAAGAAATGTTGGGCGAATACCCAAGGGCAAAGCAGGCGTAAGACCCCAAGGCATGGATGGACTTATCGTTATCGCGGGGCTTGACCCTGCAGGCTCTGGTTATACCGCAGCCGTATGTTTAGCGATAGATATTTCTACACAGAAACGCTATCTGCTAGATGTATCAAACAAGGCTGGTATGAAGCCAGATGAGATTAGAAGTTTGATTAAAGACTGGACAGACCAGTACAAAATTTCTGAGTGGCGTATTGAGAAAAATGCTTTCCAGACGATGTTAACTCAGGACCGTGAGGTGCGGGAATACCTCTCGTCACGGGGTGCAACTTTACGCGAACATCATACGGGTCAAAACAAATGGGACACCAACTTCGGAGTTGCATCCCTGACGACTTTATTCCATGGCTATGAAGATGGTAATGCTCTTATTGAGTTTCCATCAACACACGCCTCAGAGGGTATCAAGACATTAATTGAACAATTAGTTACTTGGTATCCAGATGCACCTAAAGCACAAAAGACAGATACTGTGATGGCTTTCTGGTTTGCAGAACTTGGATGTCGTGACCGCGTTGCTAATGCCAGAACATTTGCACGCAGCCACAGCAGCATCAATATGTTCCATACGCCTTACGACAAATCAAAACAGTACACAGTACAACTTAGCGACATATATTAGAACAGGAGGTGGGTGTGTCCCTAACGCTAGACGAGATTAAAGATAACTACGAACGCTATCGCCAGTATTACTCAGACCGCGACACCCGCATGGAACAAGTACTTCTTGTTCGTCAGGGTCGCATGCGCGATGTTTTCCCAGATTTATTTCCAGATGGACCATTTGAGAATCCAATCGTTGCAAACATGGTGGATATTTCGGCTCGTGACTTATCTGAAGTTATAGCGCCACTACCCGCATTTAACTGTAACTCACCATCTATGGTGTCTGACAAAGAACGCAAGAAGGCTGATAAGCGAGAAGAAATCGTTAACGGCATTATTGATTTCTCTGATTTACAGACTCAAATGTTTCCAGCCTCTGACCGTTATGTAACCTACGGTTTTGTACCTGCACAGGTTGAAGTTGACCTAGAGGCTAACATGCCACGCATCCGTTTCTTAGATTCTTATGGATGCTATCCAATCATTGACAGATTTGGCAAAGTGCATGGTATGTATCAGCGAGTTAAGAAGCCATTGGCTGAACTAATGAGCGCATATCCAGAGTATGCACATTTGCTTTATGATAAAGATTCAACCAATTCCATGTTGGAAATTGTCCGTTACCATGACAAAGACCAAGATGTTCTTTTCGTGCCTTCACGAAATAACATCGTTATTGACAGAACACCGAACCCAATCGGTGAAGTTTTAATTCGCGTTGTTATGCGCCCATCACTAGATGGTCAAACACGAGGTCAATTTGATGATGTTCTTGCGATTCAGGTTGCTAAGGCTCGCTATGCACTTCTATCTCTTGAAGCAGCGACTAAAGCAGTTCAATCGCCGATTGTAGCCCCTACCGACCTAAATGAGTTAGCCTTTGGACCAGATGCTATTGTTAGAACTGAGCGACCTGGAGATGTTCGCAGATTACCTATTGAGATACCAGCAGGCGCTTTCGCACAGCAACAGGTTCTTGAAGGGGAATTACGACTAGGTTCGCGTTACCCTGAATCACGCACAGGAAATATTGATGCTTCTATTGTCACAGGTCGTGGCGTACAAGCACTTATGGGTGGATTTGATACACAAATTAAATCAGCACATGCAATGTTTGCTCGTGCCTTCGTTGAACTTGTTGGTCTTGCACTAAAAGTTGACGAAAAAGTTTTTGGCGATATGGAAAAGACTCTACGCGGTACGCGCAATGGAGTTCCATACGCAATTAAATATAAGCCAAAGCGCGACATTGATGGTGATTACACTGTTGATGTTCAGTATGGTTTGATGGCAGGACTTGACCCTAACCGTGCGTTAGTGTTTGGTCTACAAGCACGCGGTGATAAATTGATTTCACGCGACTTCCTACGCCGTCAGATGCCATTTTCTTTCAATGCAACGCAAGAAGAAGAAAAGGTTGATACTGAAGATTTGCGCGATGCAATGAAGCAAGCAATCGCTTCTTACGCACAGGCAATTCCAGCCCTTGCATCTCAAGGACAGAATCCTTCAGACATTTTGTACAAATTGTCTACCGTTATCAATGAACGCCAGAAAGGTACGCCTATTGAACAGGCAGTATCTAATGCGTTCCAACCAGAGAATCCCCCACCTGGTGCGATGACCCCTGAAGGAATAGTAAGTCCCGACATGCTTGGGCAGCCAGGTGCGGTCCCTCCAGGTGAGGGGCAACTTCCAGAAGGTTTAAGTGCTACTGGTCGTATGGTCGGTGTTGCTCCAGGACAAGTTGCTCCTGGTGGTAGACCAGATGTTCAGTCGTTATTAGCAAGTTTAACGCAAAGAGGTGAACCTAATCTTCAGGCTTCCCTCATCAGACGACTACCAGTTGCATAGGGAGGTGAACAATATGAAGAAGATGAAGAAATCGTTAGCAGGCGGTAAGAAGCCAGCAAACCAAGGTTCAGCAGGAAAGCCAAACACAATGAAGCCAATGACTGCAAAGAAGGCATCATCTAAGGGTGGTAAGACTTATTTCTCAAGCAACCCAAGCGGAACTCGCGGTTCAGGCAACAAGTAATTTAACGACCTGAGTAAGTCTAAAAACTGCTCAACTAACTTTAATCCGAACTTGAGTGGGAGGGAAAATGGCAAAGCCAAAAGAGCAGAACTTTTCAGTATCTGCCACTGGCGGTGCAGGAACTAATGGACAACCTGCTCGCTACGCAGCAGGCATAGACAACGCACAAGACTTCTATGACATGCAAACTGCTGCAAAACTAGAGGGAAGTAATCCTGAGTTTTCACGCGTTCCATCACCATCTAGCCAACGCCCGTTCCGTGGCGATTCTGCTGCACCTTTAGTGCCATTAAATGCGCCAACTACACGCCCTGATGAGGATGTTCGTACAGGTGGAGCCTTTGGTCAAGAAACAATGTACGCATCTGACCAAATGGCTAACGGTGAAGATGCAGACCGTATGCGCCAAGCGCTTCCATATTTAGCAGTATTAGCAGAATTACCAGAAACATCTAATTCATTTCGCAACTATGTTAGGTATTTGAAAAGCGTACTATGAGTTTTAGCGAAATTCTGGGTAATGCAGCGAAAAGACTGCAAGGTAATGGGTTTGCCAACGAGATTGGCTTACCGACTTTGTTATTTGACATTGCAACTGTGTCGTCTAACGACAAGAACTGGGTGTCAGATGCTTTTAATATTGCTGGTGACACCTTCCGTTCAACGGTATTAGGTGCCTCTTACCCAATTCGCAAGACTGCAGGCGCAGCATTTGAAAAAGTTTTACTACCAACAGCAATGGTTTCATACAATGTTGGTGGTCGTTACCTTCGTGAGCCATTATCTGCAGCGTTAACTACACTTGCAACAGGTGATGTTAAGCGTTCATGGGAAAACCGTGACCAGATTTCTCCAGGTCAAGCGTTAACTTACCTACAGTCACGCATCCCTGGCTCTATTGGTGAGAACGAATTTGGTGCAGACTTTGATATTTTTAATGCTAAAGACCGTCAGGTATTTCAGAACGATTGGTCAGCACGCACACTAAGCGGTGCATACGATACATTTTTTACAACCGTTACAGACCCACTAGGTAAAATCGGTAAGGCAGCAGGACTTGCTCGCAAGGCAACAGTTATG